ATCTATTAACTCAAGTATATCTTCTGATACAGTAACTCTTGTTAGAGGATCTAAGTCATCTTTTCTTTTGAATATTTTATTTTTGTCTATAGTAGTAATAGCATCTACTTTTATATATGTATCTTTATCTAAATCTTCTGTATATTTTTTAACTCTTTCTAATGCATTTGTACTAGCTTCTTGTACCATTTCGATTTGCTCATATAATTTAGCCAATTCATCTAATTTTTCATTAATTTCAATTGTTTTTTCAATATCTTGTTTTTCACTAGCAATTTTTGATTGTTCTCGTAACTCATCTATAGTCTCTTTTGATTTATTGTTTGTAATTTCTATTGCCTTACTGTGTTCATTAACAAGCATAAGAGTTAATGCTGCTAAAGAGGCAGATACACTAGAATTTAATTTTATGTTTCTTTTCCCTTTTTTAGATGTTAATGGTACAACTGTGATAGTGTTCTCTTTTCTATTATCATCATTACTAAGTGTTATAGCATAATGATAGGAAGAAAATTCTGATCCATAATTAATACCAAAATCAACGTATACTACAGTTCCACGAGGATATACTTGATTTCTTCGTCTTATCCCTAATACATCCCGCTTAAGCTGAGTTGTATAATTTTGCATGCTTTTACCAAGACGACTGGTTTTAAAATGGTTAGGATTGTCGACTGTAATTTCTTTCATTTTATCTGTTGATTCTGCTAATAATTCTTCATTTTCTTGTTTTTTATTTTTCATTGTCTCTCCTTTAATTAATATATTCCAGCCTTTTCTCACATATCCTATAATCAATTTTAAACGATTCTGATATGTGAGTTATATTATTTATTTCTTTTATCTCCTCATCTGAAACAACGAAATAGCTTGCGAATAGGTCGGCTTCTATTTCTTGCCTTGATAATGGCACTCTTGAAATACGTCTAAGGAAATGTAAGTTTGAGCCTCTGTGCAAAATAAAGTGACCTAATTCATGAGCCATTGTATATCGTTTATCAGAATCAGATAAATTATTGTTAATGTGTATGTAGTGGTATGTTTTGTTACTAATTTCTAACGTATGATATAGCCCGTTGTTTGTTCCTAAATCGTTAAATAGTACTGTTATTCCTAATTGTCTAGCGATGTTAAATGGATTAGTTGTTCCAAATTCCTCAACTAAGGAATGGTAGACATCTTTAATTGTCATTTTCTGACTTATGTCGCGCCATTGCTATTCTCGCTGCTTGCTCGATTGAAGCGCGAACTAATTCTTTTGTTACTTCGTCCATTGGTTCACCGCTATACATTAAGGCTTGATTACTATTTAAATTATCCATTAGATCATTAACCATATTTGCTATATCGATATTTTCTTTTTGGTTATCTTCCCACCCCATAAGATAAGCAGGCGTAGTGTCTAATACTCTAGCTAATTCTTTAATCTTACTAAGTCCTAAATCTACTTCGTCGCGTTCATATTTTCCAATTAAAGTATCATGAACGTTTATTAGTTTAGCTAACTCTTTCTTTTTTAAATTTTTAGATAGTCTTTTTTGTTCTATTCTTTTACCTAATGTCATTTTTAACGCCTCCTTTGAATTAATTATACTATATATTATTCTTGTTTTCAAGAATGGAATTATTTTTTGTGGTAATTTTTTTTAAAAAAACAAGAAAAAAATTCTTGACAAGTAAAAAATCTCGTGTTATCATATAGTTACAGTCAAGAATTTAGTTCTTGAAAATAAATCAAAAGAAAGGTGGTACTATGGATAAGTTAAAAGGAAAGATAAGAGAGAAAAGAAAGACTTATAAACAATGCGCCGATTATTTAAATATCTCTGTTAGTAGTTTCTCTGATAAAATCAACGAAGTTCAAGATAGAGAATTTAAAAAAAGCGAAATGTTACTTTTAATAAAATTCTTAGCATTATCAAATGAAGAAGCTAACGATATTTTTTTTAAAAATTAACAAGAATTATATTCTTGAAAATATTTAGAAAAGAGAAAAGAAATGAAAGCACAAGAAAAAAAGGGGGAAATATGAACAAAAGACAAAAGAAAAAACTTTTTAAAAAAAATATAGAAGAGGTAAAAAAATTAAATTTGTCAAAAGAACAAATTAGAATTTTAAAATCCGATTATTTCAAGGGGTATATACACGGACTTAATGATGCTGTTATAGGAGTTATGGGGATAATAAAAAAAATCTCTTCAAACGAAGAGAAATAAAATTATTCTTTAAAATTATTTTCAATATATTTTATTTGATCAACTGTAAGCTCTCCAGTTAAGAGTTTACCAAATATATCTGGGATAATTTTTGCAACAGCTTCATTCATTAAATTATTAGAATTCAAATCAGCATGCGCTTTAAGTTTCTCAATTTCTATTTTATGTGTAAGTGTTAGTTTCTCAATTTCATTTTTATGAGAAATTCGTAGCGCTTCTAATTCCGCTTTATTTTTAGAAACTGCTACTAGATAAGAAACAATTCCAGTAATTATAGCAGAAATAATGCTAGATAATAAAGTTGTAGTAGACATAACCAAACACCTCCTTTGAGGTAATTATAACATAAAAATAAAAGAAAGAGAGAAAAGTAATGAAGAAAATAATATTAATTGCAGGTGTGATATTTATTACTAAAAAAATAATAGACCACGTAAACGAGCGTAAGTCTATTAAGGTTGACCCTAATCTTCTTGGTGCAACCATTTATGGTACTCTTCAAGCAGACCTAAAGTAATTTTTATCGATATACCACCAACTTGATTTCCTAAATAAAAAAGAAAGGAGATGATTCCTATGAATGAAGTTCAACTAGATTTAGTTGAGTTAAAAAAGCTAGATTTAAAATTTCCATACTTATCTAAACAAGAAATAATGGATTGTTGGGGTATAAAATCACATGCTACTTATGATAAGTGGAAAAAACAGTTTTTAAAAAAGATAGATGAAAGGTTTTATCCAAAAGGAAGTTGTTTAAAACTGGGTAAAGAACATTTCAATATCTATGCTTGGTTACACTTCGCAACCAACTATGATTATTTTCAAGATAAGAGACTAGAGAAAAAGATTGAACCATATACTAAAAAGACAGTTCAAATGTTTCAAGAAGAATTAGGAGTGAAGTAGAAAGGAAAAAATAGATGAAATTTGAATTTTATAAAAAATACTTCTTTAACCGAAATACATGATTTTATTAAAGAAGTATAAAAATATATGAAGTTAAAGCCCCATTTGTTTAGTTATAAGTTGTGCTGCTATTTGGGAAGCAATTTGAGTTAAAGAAGATATTGTTGTTACTCCTACTTTAGTACTAATCTCTTTTGTTTTTTCCCAAACAGTCATAGGTCTTATTGTATTTAGGAATTCATGTCCGTAAAAAGTAATATCGAAGATTATTGCGTTAAGTATAGCAACTCTGTCAGCATCTACAATATGGACATCGATATAATCAATTTCTTTTAATTTTAGAATTGAGTATTTGATATCCTCGACACTGTAGTCTATATCGATATTTTTTAAGTACATAGCTTTATTTAATTCAAGTTTTTCTTCTAAATACAACATTATATCACGTATACACTCATAATTTAATTTCATATAATCCACCTCCTTTCGAGGTAATTATATCACGAATTGAAAGGAAATAAAAAAATGAAAAAAATTAAGCCAAAATATTTAAATACTTATTACACAATTATAGCAACGATATTTCTTACATTAACTCTATCAACTGATATAGACGTTGCTAAAATATTCTTAATCTTATTTCTACCTGCCATAATCGTGTGGGGAATATTTGATAATAGATATAAAAAATGTTGGAGGTAAAAATTGAATAAATATGAATTACATAACAAATTAATAGACTTACAAGAACTGCAAAGGAAAGTTGATAGCCATATAAAAATATGGAATAAAACTCATATAGAAACAGCTTTATGCGAAGAGTTTCACGAATGGTACAATGCAATAGGATTTTTCAAAGATTGGAAGCAAAATAAAACGCCAAAAGAAAAACAACTTGATGAATTAGCTGACTGTTTAGCATTTGCACTATCTCTAATGAATAACGATAAGCAAGTATATAGCATTGACAGATGTGCTTTTGTGCTAAAACGTATTGAAAATAAAAATCATAAAAAAGCTATGATTAATGAAATTGAAACGGGATACTTATTTAATAAGCGAGTTGGAAATACAGTGTATATCCAATCGACAGAGTTTGCTATTGAATTAATCCTGGATATTGCAATGATTTATTATTCTTTAGAAGCTTTGTTTGAAGCGTACATTAAAAAATCAATGGTTAATATTCAAAGACAAAAAGAGGGGTATTAAAAAAGCAGCCGTTAAAACAACAGCTACTTAATTAAAAATTCAATTATAAAATAACACAAAAAAGGAGAAATTGCAAGGAATGAGAGATGAAATAAATAAACCGAGTCCGCAACATTACAAATTAGAATTAAGAAATATTCCAGTAATTATAGATGAAGAAGAAAAGATAGTCGATAGTTTACATCTTGAAACTAGATACATTTTAAAAGACATAGTTAATGATATAAATATAACACGTGAACAAGCGGTGTGGTATTGGGATATAGGCAAGAGGTATTTTAGATTATTTAAAAAGCACGATAACCCTACTACCGACCTTAAGAAGATAATTCAAGTATCAACATTTCTACTTAGTTCACTACTTGGCGAAAATATTACTGCTAAATTAATTGATGAAAGTGGTGGTGACTTACTAAATGGCCATGAAGAAATAGCAACCATAGACAAGTTAAAAGATATGTTAAACAGTCAAGAACAAGAGCTTATCCAAGATAAGAAGATAAAATGTGTTGTTATTGATGGTATGGAAGCTCCAATGGACATACCAAGAGAGATTGCACAAGATTTAATAGATAGGTTAGGAGGTATTATTTATGGTGAAAATCAATAAATTAGAAATAGAAAATGTAAAAAGAGTTAAAGCAGTTCAGATAGAGCCTACAGCTAACGGACTAACAGTTGTTGGTGGCAGAAATGGTCAAGGTAAAACAAGTGTCCTGGACTCAATAGCGTGGGCTTTGGGTGGAAATGCTTATAAGCCGTCTAAACCACTAAGAGAGGGTAGTGTGGTTCCTCCAATTATTAAGATTGAGCTAGATAATGGGTTAATAGTGGAACGTAAGGGAGAAGATGGGAAACTAAAAATAACAGATCCTAGCGGAAAGAAAGCTGGTCAAAACTTACTAAATAGCTTTGTTGAACAGTTTGCCATTAACTTACCAAAATTTATGGAGATGAACTCAAAAGATAAGACTAAAGCTTTATTAAATACAGTTGATGGCTTGGGAGAAAAATTATTCAAGTTAGAACAGGATGAACTAGAACTATACAATAAACGTCGTACTGTTGGTCAAATTAGAGACCAAAAGAAACATTTTGCCGAAGAACAACCGTTTTACAAAGAAGTTGGAAATGAATTGGTAAGTGCTTCTGAATTAATTAAAGAACAACAAGAAATACTTGCTAGAAACGGAGAAAATCAACGAAAACGCGATAATTTAGAGAACTTAATCGCTAGAAAATCATTTGCTGAAAATAAAAAAACTGAACTTGAAGCACAATTACTAGAATTAAACAATAATTTAGCAACCATTAATAATGATATAGAAATAGCAAATAAAGACGTTGTTGACTTGATTGATGAAAGCACAGAAGAACTAGAAAGAAGTATTGAAAATATTGAAGAAATCAATAGAAAAGTTAGAGCTAATCAAGATAGAGAGCGTGCTGAAATGGACGCGGAAGAATACAAAAATCAATATGAAGATTTAACAAACTCTATCGAGAATTTAAGAAAAGAAAAAATAGACTTGCTTAACGGTGCTAATTTACCACTAGAAGGTTTAAGCGTAGAAAATGGTGTAATTACTTACAAGGACCAACCTTGGGATAATATGAGTGGTTCTGAACAGCTTATAGTTGCAACTGCTATTGTTAGAAAGATTAATCCGCAATGTGAGTTTGTTTTAATGGACAAATTAGAACAAATGGACTTAGAGACGTTACAAGATTTTGGTAACTGGCTAAAAGAAAATCACTTACAAGCAATAGCAACAAGAGTAAGCACTGGTGAGGAGTGTCAAATCATAATAGAAGATGGATATGTTAAGAATAAAAAAGTAGAAAAACCGTCATGGGAAAATAATATAGGAGGTAGTTTTTAATGAAAATCACAAAAGGAAAACGAGCGAGAGCGCAAAAAGTAGTGATATATGGAACTGAGGGAATCGGTAAGTCATCACTTGCCGCACAATTCCCAGAACCATTGTTCATTGATACAGAAGGCTCAACGGATAATATGGACGTTGCAAGATTAGATAAGCCTACAAGCTGGATAATGTTAAATAATCAAATTGCATTTATTAAGGCAAATCCAACAGTATGTAAGACATTAGTAATTGATACTATTGACTGGGCGGAATCGCTATGTGTCGATAACTTGTGCGCTATGCACGGCAAAAAAGGTATTGAAGACTTTGGATATGGGAATGGATATGTATATGCAAAAGAAGAAATGGGGCGTTTCTTAAACAAATTACAAGATTTAATTGAGATTGGAATTAATGTTGTGCTTACAGCACATGCTCAGATTAGAAAATTTGAATTGCCAGACGAGATGGGCGCTTACGATAAATATGAACTTAAATTAGGAAAGAAAACAAGTTCTCAAACAGCGCCACTTGTGAAAGAATGGGCGGATATGGTCCTATTTTGTAATTACAAAACATTCTTAATCACACAAGAGGGGTCAACTAAGAAAAAAGCACAAGGTAGTCAACGTGTGATGTACACAGAACATGCAGCAGCGTGGGACGCAAAAAACAGACACGGCTTACCTGGAGAGTTGCCACTTGATTTTAGCGGAATTGCACATATTTTTAAAACAGAACCTAAAGAAAAACCACAAAAAACGATTCAAAAAGAAATTAAACAACAAACTGAGCAATTACAGTTTAAACAACCTAAATATAATGGTGATTTAGAAGCGCCAAAAGTTGAAAAAACTCAAGAAGAAAAAGTAATAGATAATTTCGGGGATATAGTCAAAGAGGTAGAAAATACACCAGAAGAAAATCTAATTGATCCATTTGTAAAAGAAAAACCAGATTATATTCCACAACCTTTATGGGATTTAATGCAGCAAGATGGAATTACAGAAGAAGATATTAAACTTGTTACCGAAAACAAAGGATATTTCCCTAAAGGAACACCGATGAGTGTATACAACGAACAAGGATATTTAACTGGATATATCATTCCTAAATGGGAAGGTTTAAAACAATTACTAAAACAATTAAAACAACAATAATTTAAGGAGAATTTTAAAAAAATGATGAATAACAATACAAATTTTAACAACTTTGAAAGAGAATTAGACTGGGACACGGAGATAGTAAAAGATAGTGAATATGTGCTATTACCTCCAGGATTATATCAATTTACTGTCGAAGGATACGAAAGAGCGCAACACACGCCATCACCTAACAACCCTAACGCTAAATTACCGAGTTGTCCAAAAGCGATTGTATCAATTAAAATTGACGCTAATGAGGGTGAAAAAATACTTAAGCACAACCTATTCTTACACAGTTCAGTTGAAGGAATGTTATCGGCTTTCTTTGGCTCAATTGGATTTAAGAAAAAAGGTGAACCACTAAAAATGGCTTGGAACCAATTACCAGGGGCTACTGGTGTATGTAAAGTAGTGGTTAAAAATAGTAGTAATGGAAACCAATATAATGAAGTTAAAGGTATGATTTACAAAGAAGATGTAGATGTTACAAAAGTTTTAAACGTTACAAATCCATTTACACAACCTAACTTCAACCAACCGCAACAAGCTAACAATTCTTGGAATCAAGGTAATAACAGTCAAGGTGGTTTCTAAAAATGAAACTTAGACCTTATCAAGAAGAGGCAAGGGTTAAGGTTCAAGAGGAATGGGAAAGGGGCGTTAACAAAACGCTCCTAGTACTTCCCACAGGTTGCGGTAAGACTATTGTATTTTCAAAAATAATAGAAGATAGAGTTAAAAAAGGAGATAGAGTGCTTATATTAGCGCATAGAGGAGAACTCTTAGAACAAGCTAGTGATAAGTTAAAGAAAAGTACAGGATTAAATACAGCGTTAGAAAAGGCTGATAGCACATCTCTAAACAGTTGGTTTAGAGTAACAGTCGGAAGTGTTCAGACTTTACAACGTGAGAAAAGACTTAATCAATTTAGCAATGATTATTTTGACACCATTGTAATTGATGAAGCTCATCACTGTATTTCTAACAGCTATCAGAATGTACTTAATCATTTTGACAAGTCAAAAGTATTAGGGGTTACTGCTACACCTGATAGAGGTGATATGCAGAACCTTGGGACTTATTTTGAAAGCTTGGCTTATGAATATAAAATTGTTGATGCTATCAAAGAGGGATACTTAAGCAAAATACAAAGTTTAACAATACCATTAAATCTAGACCTTAGCGGAGTTTCTACTCAAAACGGAGATTTTAAAGCTAGTGACGTGAGCAATGCACTTGATCCTTACTTAGACCAAATAGCTGATGAAATGCTTAAACATTGTAAGGATAGAAAAACGGTAGTATTTCTACCGCTAGTGGCAACTAGTCAAAAGTTTAGAGATATTCTTAATTCAAAAGGGTTTAAAGCAGCAGAAGTTAACGGAGACAGTAAAGATAGAGCGCAAATATTAGAAGATTTCGACAATGATAAATACAACGTTCTTTGTAATTCTATGTTACTTACAGAAGGTTGGGACTGTCCAAGCGTTGATTGTGTTATTGTGTTAAGACCAACTAAGGTAAGGGCCTTGTATTCTCAAATGGTAGGACGTGGCACAAGGTTACATCCAGGAAAAGAAAATTTATTACTTTTAGATTTCTTGTGGCATGTTGAAAAACATGAACTATGTAGACCCGCTCATTTAATAGCAAAAAATGAAGAGATTGCTAAAAAGATGACTGAGCTTAGTGAAAAAGAAGTTGGTAATGCGGTTGATTTAGAAGAAATAGAAGTTAAAGCAGCAGAGGAAGTAATTCAAGACAGAGAAGCGAGCCTTGCCAAACAATTGGCAGAACAAAGACGTAAAAAAGGTAAGTTAGTAGATCCATTACAATTTGAAATGAGTATAGCAGATGAAGATTTAGCTAATTATGTGCCAAGCTTTATTTCTGAGCAAGGTCCGCCATCTAGTAAGCAAGTAGAAACACTAGAAAAAATGGGAATCAATGCGGATACTATTGAGAATTTTGGAAAAGCTAAATTGTTAATAGATAGAATTATCAAACGACGAGACGCAGGACTTGCAACACCTAAACAAATTAGATTGTTAGAAAATAGAGGATTTAGAAAAGTTGGTTCTTGGAGTTTTGATGAAGCCAATAAGATGATTACTAGAATTGCAGCAAACGGTTGGAGGCTTCCGAGAGGTATTATTGCGAAAGATTATAGACCAAATATTTAAATTAATTAAGAGGAGCTAGAATGGAAAATAAATCAAATTTAATAGAATTATTAGAATATATTAACCCAGCTACTCTTGATTATCAAGAATGGGTTAATGTCGGCATGGCTCTTAAACACGAGGGCCATACTGTTGAAGAATGGGACTTATGGTCACAGAATGATATTAGATATAAAGAAGGTGAATGTCTTAGAAAATGGAGTACTTTCAATGGTTCAGGAACGCCAGTCACTGGTGGGACTGTATATCAGATGGCAGTTGATAGAGGATACGAGCCTATATATTTTAACACAGAAAACGCCCACGAATTAGGTTGGGATGATGAAATAAAGATTGATAATGATTACAAATTCATAGACAAAAGTTGGATTGAAGGTAAGGAAATTCAAGAACCGTTTAATTGGAATCCTAGTCAAGAATTAATTACTTATTTAGAAACGCTATTTCAAAGCACGGAAAATGTTGGATATGTGACTGAGACTTATCCGTTAGAGGATAAAGACGGTAAGACTTTACACAAGCCTAAAAAAGGTTGTTTTGACAGAACTGCGGGCCATTTAATTGAGAAGTTACACAAGTATAAAGATGATATAGGTTTTGTAATTGGAGATTACAACCCAGAAGCTGGAGCGTGGATAAGATTTAATCCATTAGATGGAAAAGGCGTTAAAAATGACAATGTAACGGAATATAGATATGCGTTGGTGGAAAGTGACCAAACAAGTATTTCGCAACAAAACGCTATTATTCGTGAATTAGAATTGCCAGTTGCTTGCTTAGTTCATAGTGGTGGTAAGTCAGTTCACGCAATAGTTAAGATTGAAGCTAGAGATTATCAGGAGTACCAAAAGCGTGTAGATTATTTATACAAAGTATGTGCCAAGAACGGCTTAGCAGTGGACACGCAAAATAAGAATCCATCAAGACTTAGCCGTATGCCAGGCGTGATGAGAAATGGACGTAAGCAATTTTTAATCGATACTAATATTGGGAAAAACAGTTGGGATGAATGGTTCGAATATATCGAAGACTTAAACGACGATTTACCAGACCCTGAAAATCTAGAGGAGTGCTGGGATAATATGCCAGACTTGGCGCCTGAATTAATTAAAGGAGTGCTTAGACAAGGTCACAAAATGCTAATTGCTGGACCTTCAAAAGCTGGTAAGAGTTTCGCGCTAATAGAAATGGCAATAGCAATTGCTGAGGGTAAGAAATGGTTAAATTGGGAATGCGCACAAGGTCGCGTTCTATATGTCAATTTAGAACTTGATAGAGCTAGTTGCTTACACAGGTTTAAGGATGTTTACGCTAAGTTAAACTTGGCTGCTAATAACTTAAATAACGTCCATATATGGAATTTAAGAGGTAAAACTGTACCTATGGATAAGTTAGCACCTAAATTAATTAGGAGAGCATATAAGAAGAATTATACAGCGGTTATTATTGACCCAATATACAAGGTACTTACTGGAGATGAGAATAGCGCAGACCAGATGGCTCACTTTACCAATCAATTTGATAAAGTCGCTACAGAATTAGGTTGTTCTGTTATTTATTGCCACCATCACTCAAAAGGCGCGCAGGGCGGCAAAAAGTCAATGGATAGAGCCAGTGGTAGTGGAGTATTTGCACGAGATCCCGACGCATTAATTGACTTAGTAGAGTTAGAGATTCCAGAAACTTTGTTGAAGATAAGAATAAACGACGCATTGGTTAAATTCTATGAAGATAAAATAAGGACTCTAAACAATGAATATTACAAGACTAAAATTGGGATGGATGACCATTACGATTACGAAACTATGAAATTTCACGCTGAAAGAAGCCTTAGCGGTCATTTAATAGAAGTTAGAGCGCAAGCCAAAGAGTTAGAGGCTAAAGTTAAGCAGCAGACAGCGTGGCGTGTTGAAGGTACTCTTAGAGAGTTTGCGAAGTTTGAACCCGTCAATATGTGGTTTAGTTATCCGATTCATACAATAGACGAGGTGGGCGTATTGGCCGATATAGAGGTCGATTCTGACAAAGGTAATAAGTACTCAAAAAACAAGTCAGGACGCCAAAAACAGGCTAATGAAAACCAAAAAGATAGCATGATGGCGTTCGAATTGGCGGTCGAAAATTGCGTGTTTGAAGATGAAGAAGCAACTAAACAAATGGTCGCTGATTATATGAATGTCAGTATAAGAACAGTTGAGCGAAAATTAGAAAATAGCAAAAAATTTAGGTATGATAAGGATACAAAAACTATAAAAAAAGTTACGACACGACAGACAAAAGGTAGTCGTGACGAACTCTAAAATTTTTCGACACGACATAAAAAAACAGTCGTGTCCGACAGGTTTACGACATGAAAATTTGTGTCGTGACGTGCGACGCGACAGCTATATACCATAAAGGTATAAAGGTGGTGACGGAAAGTGTCCGACAGTACAAGTGTCCGACAGTACAAGGGGGTTAAAAACTCCCCCTTGTCTGTACGTACATTGTCCTGTACTTCCCACCCGTGTCGAAAAAAGAAAAAATGGAAATGGTAAAAAATTAAAATGGAGTTAAGGAAGTGAAAATAAAAAATGGAATTTGAATTTTTTGCACCATTAAAAAAAATACCGACAGTCACTCATCAGGATAAAATTATTTCGGTAAAAAATGGTAAGCCAATTATTTTTGATTCTCCTGAGTTGAAGAGAGCAAAAAGAATATTTGAAGACTGCTTAATCGAACATATTCCAAGTAAGGAATTAGAACCACCAATAAGTATAGAATTGGTGTGGTGCTTCCCTTTGGAGAAAAATAAAGTAGATGGTGATTATCATATTGATACGCCTGACGCAGATAATCTAGCTAAGACGTTTATCGATAGAATGGCGTATCTTGGATTTTTAAAAAACGACTCACACGTTAGTAGAGTGGTTAGTGAGAAAAGGTACAATTCAATTTGTGGTGTATATGTAAAGGGGTACGAGTTATGACTAAACTACAAAAACTAATGGATCAAATAAAAATAACCGACAAAGAATTACACAAAATATCTGGAGTACATTTTAACGTAATTAAATTAATCAGAACTGGACAAAGGTTAAGTCCGCGATTTAAAACGTTGAAGAGATTGGCAGACGCGTTAGGATGTAGTCCAAAGGATATAGGAGGATAAGGAGTATGATAGGAAATAAAGAAAGATTAAGTTTATCACTATTCCTTTTTGGGGTATTGATAGGAATAATACTTATGGCAAGTAACTCATTTGTTTTAAAAAAAGAAAACTCAGAACTAAAAATAGAAAACGACAAACTAAAAACACAAAACGCCAAACTAGAACATCAACTATTGGAGTTGTATCAAGAACAAGCAGAACAAACTAAAAGAACAGCGGAGAGAAATGGAGTAGGAGGGTAGGAGAATGGCAAATTTAACGATAGTTAGCTGGAGTGATTATTTTATGATTGATGTATGTGACTTAAACGGGAAGTTAAGATTTTCATATATATTGAATAACACTAGAACTAAAAGAATGATATTAAAAGTATCTGATGAAGAATTAGAAAGTTTTAAATGCTTTGTAGAAAGTTTACGAGAGTTAAAAATGAATTAGGTGTAGAGGAGGGTGAAAAAATGTTACAACCAAAGGTATTTATTAAAAGTTTAGATTTAGTATTACCAGTAGAAATTATTAATTTTCACGAAAAAACAGTTGAGGTATATTTAAACGACAATGCGGATTATGTGCCATTTGATTTTGATGAAGTGAGATTTTTAAAAAACACTGGGTATAAAGATAAGAATGGCAACTGTATCTGTGAGTACGATATAGTCAAATATCATGACGATGGAAAAGACGAAGATTTAAAAGGTGGTATCTTTGCAGTAGTAAAAGAACATAGTGGAATATCTTATTATTTGGAAGATAACGGGGTTTGTATGATAAGTTTAAGAAATTCATATCAAGATATAACAGTAATAGGCAACATATACGAAAATAAAGATTTATTGGGGGTTAGATAATGAGATGGTTTAAGGAAGAAACAGACTTGATGCTTATTATAGGTGTATTATTAATTATTTTAGGTTTAGGGTTAACTGTGTTTAAAGAAGATAAAGCCGAGGATACTTTACAAAAAGTAGTAATTAAACTACCTAACAATGAAATAGTTACTGGGGAAGTAGAAGAATGGACTACATATGATAATAAAGATACTGTAAAAGTTAAATTAAAGAACGGAAAACAATATTTAGGGCATTCAAGTGATATTGTTTTATATAACGATTAGGAGGAATAGTGATGAAATGGCATAAAATTTACAAAAGAGAACTTACTGAAGAAGAAAAGGAAATGTATGGCAATTTATACACCTTTATGTGGGAGGGATATGATCCTAATATTGGCGAAGAAGTGTTACTTACTTATCCACTAAGTTCTGGAGGGTATTCTGACACGAGGGTGGATACTTGGATAGAGTTTGATATGTTCGTAGGTTTTGAAGGCACGGACGCAGACGAAATATATTGGACTGAATTACCGAAATTTGAAGGAGAATAATAATGAACAAAGAACAAAAGATACAAGAGTTAACTGAAAGGATAGAAAATTATCAAGCAGAGATAGACGAATTAAAGGAAGAGTTAAAGAAGTTACAGAAGAAACCTTATGAGATAAGTTATCCGGAAGACGGTACAGAAATGTATTACATTGACGATTATACAGGAGAGTTAGAAGGAAAAACGTTTGACATCTTTGATGACTACGATAAACGTTTATATGAAATTGATTTATTATTTTACACTGAAGAAGAAGCTGAGCAATTCATAAAAGAGCAAACTTTGATTAAGAAGATAAAATGCTGGGCGAAAGAACAACAAGGGGATTGGAAGTTTGATTTGGATGAATACATTACTAAATACGACATATATTATTCTGGAACAGAGAAGAAACTTAAAATCTTTGTCGCCCGCACTATAACCGAGTTAAAAAAACTACCTTACTTCAAATCACAAGAAATAGCTCAAGCATGTATTGATGAGTTTGGAGATGAGATTGTGGAGGTGTTTTGTTAGATGAAGATTGAGGATTTAAGAGAAGTTAATATTTTAACGCAATATATTAATGGGATAGAAGAATTTATTGATAGGCGCAATAATAATTCAAAATCTATTGAGATAGGAACAGGGACGTTTATCTTGGGTATTAATAAAGAATATGAACACGAAATAATAAATTCACTAAAAAGGATTAAAAGTAATATGGTTGAAAGATTAAAAGAGTTAGGAGTAGAGGTATGATTACGGATTGTGAAAAGATTGGAGAATACACAATGGATGACGCAAAGTTTTTTTTGAAAAATTACAAAAACTTACAAATGGAGTGTAACGACTTTTTGTTAAATGCTTATCAACCTGCGGATAAGAACGAGGTTAGTACTCAAAAGACAGGGAGAGAAAACGAGAGAAACATAATTAAAAAGCTTGATAACAAGGTATATCAAGAAAATAGGCGAGTATTAAAATGTATTGAGCAATTTTTAAAATCTCTAGATCCCGAGAGTTACAGATTGATTTATGCCAAGTATTTTAATCGAATGAAAATCTATGATATATCCAACAAATATCATATGGATATATCCACAGTTAAAAGGAAATTAAGGAAGTCTATTGACAATTTGGTAAAAATTTTAAATAATTTCTAAAATGTTGCGCCCAATGAGCCTTTTTTATGTGGTAAAATGATAGTGTGGGAATTTTAGGTAAGGTAATTTTTTCAGAAATTTCCTTTAATAATTTTTATTTTTAGATATACGAACACAAGCAGTAAGATAGTTAATACCTTACCTAAGTTCATATCATATTTTTTAAGACAGTCGAGAGATTGTCTTTTTATTTTGTCAAGAAAGGTGGTGGAAAGTTGGCAAAATTATCAACTAAACAAAAAGACTTTGCTGATGAGTACATCATTTGCGGGAATGCTACTCAAGCGGCTATTGAAGCTGGATATAGCGTTAATTATGCAAAATCTCAAAGTCACAAATTGTTGGTAAATGTTGGTGTTAAATCCTACATAGACGAACGACTCAAAGAGATAGAATCGGCAAAAACAGCAACGCAACAAGAAGTGCTTGAGTATTTAACCTCAGTAATGAGAGGAGAGCATAAAGAACAAACGCTTATAGGACGTGGTCAGGGATTTCAAGAGATCACTAATATATCAGTAAGTGCCAAAGACAGATTAAAGGCTGCCGATATTCTCAACAAGATTCATATGGCGAGGGAAGAGAAGAGTGCTACCAAAGAAGATATTGTTATCGTCAACGATATTCCGCTGGAGGATTAGTTATGATTAAATTAGCAGAAACAGTCGGTAAGGGATACAATCGATATTGGCACAGTAAGAATTTCTACCGAGTGGTTAAGGGTTCGCGTGGTAGTAAGAAATCAAAGACTACAGCTTTAAATTTTATTGTAAGGTTGCTACAGTATCCGTGGGCTAATCTATTAGTAGTAAGAAGGTATTCTAACACTAACAAACAATCAACCTACACAGATTTCAAATGGGCGTGCAATAGATTGAGGGTAACTCATTTATTCAAATTTAATGAAAGTTTGCCAGAAATAACTGTTAAGGCTACGGGTCAGAAAATTCTATTTAGAGGTCTTGACGATGAATTGAAAATAACATCAATCACGGTTGATGTAGGTATTCTTTGCTGGGCTTGGTTTGAAGAAGCGTACCAGATTGAAACTGAAGACAAATTCAGTACGGTTGTTGAGAGTATTCGTGGTACACATGAAGCTGAAGACTTTTTCAAGCAGATAACAATAACATTCAACCCATGGAATGAGAGGCACTGGTTAAAAGGTGCTTTTTTTGATGAAGAAACGAAGCGGTCAGACACATTCGCTACTACTACAACGTACAAATGTAATGAGTGGTTAGATGAGGTCGATATTAAGCGTTATGAAGACTTATACGTTACTAATCCACGACGTGCAAGGATTGTATGCGATGGCGAGTGGGGTGTGGCTGAAGGTCTTATATACGACAATGTAGTAGTTGAGGAGTTTAAGGTTGATGAATTGTTCAAAACGCATAAGCTAGCATTAGGATTGGACTTTGGTTTCACTCATGATCCAACAGCATTGATTGTGTTTCTTATCGGAGATAAAGATATATATGTTTTTGATGAAGCGTATGAGAAGGGGTTAACAACCAAAGAAATTGCTAAGTTAATCAAAGATAAAGGCTATGCCAATAGTGAAATTATTGGAGATAGTGCAGAAAGTAGATTGATTAGCGAGTTACAGTCAGAACATGGAATTAAAAGACTTAAGAAGTCAAGAAAGGGTAAGGACAGTATCAACGCTGGTATTTCTAAACTTCAAGGATATACAATTCATGTGTTACCGAAATGTGAGAATACGATTAATGAGTTGTATTCTTATTCTTATAAGCAAGATAAGACTGGCAAATGGTTGAACATTCCTAACGATGAGAATAATCACCTTATGGACGCTATGAGGTATGGTATGCAAGTCTTGGATACTACAAAATTAAGAAAGGCAAGAAGGAGTGATATATTTGGAAAAAATATTTAAACTACCCGTTAATACGGAAATTACAGAAAAGTTAATAAGTAAGTTAATTAACAATCACAGCAAGATTGTTAATTTTTATAAAAAAATGGATAACTACTACAAGGGTAAGCATGACATCGTAGCCCCTAGTGGTAGTGAGTATAATAAGGCGGTAGAGGTAATAAGTAACCGTACGAAATACATCATTGACATATATAATGGTTATTTCTTGGGTGCGCCAGTTAAATTAAAATGTGAAGATGAGAATTTGTTAGCAGAATTAGAAGAGGTTGACAGAATTAATCAAGCCAAGCAGATTAATAGAGCGTTAGCAAAAAATATGGCAAAGTATGGACACGCTTTTGATTTAGTGTTTAATGATGAGCAGGCAAACGTGCATTTTACTTATTTGGATAATAAAGAAGTGATCTACGTTTATGATAATACTATCTTGGAGCGTCCTTTGTTTGCGGTTCATTACACTAATTCAACTGATTTCTTGGAAGATATAAGTTACATAAGCGGTACAATCTACACTAAACAAGAACGTATCACTTTTGATAATAAAGGTGGAAAGGTCGTATTTAAAGAAAGGTTCATCAATCCTTTTGGAGAGGTGCAAATAACCGAATATATTGAGAATGATGAACGTATAAGTGCTATTGAACCGTTGGCAAGTCTGCAAGACGGTTATAATCAAGGCTTGTCAGATAAGGCTACAGCTAACGCTTATTTTGCGGATTGTTATTTAAAAATTGTGGGCGTTGATTTAGATGAGGATGACTACATCGATGAGGATAAGAAAAGAAATACTTTAATCGCTGACCTCAAGGAAGAACGTATCTTATACATTCCTAAAGTGCAGGACGGAGTGGTGCAACCTCAAATTGAATTTCTTGCCAAACCGTCAAACGATGTTAGTGAAGAGAACTTGCTAACAAGGATTAAGGACGATATGCACACAATCTCACACATTCCAGATTTTAAAAGTATGTCGTTTAGCAATACAAGTGCCGACGCTATTAAATTGGCGATGTGGGATCTAGACAATATTTGTATGGAGAAAGAGGATAATTTCAAAGAGGGATTAAGTAGACGATATGATTTAATCTGTATAAGCAAGAATAATGTTAAATTAGTTGATGAGATTAAAGATTATGAAATTGAGTTCATTCTTAGCAGGAACATTCCTCAAAATGTTACAGCGGAGATAGAGAATGCTGTTAAAGGTCGAGCGTTCTTATCACAAGAGACAGTGTTAGAAATGGTGCCGTCGGTAGTGCCTAACGTTCAACATGAATTAGAACGTATTGAAGATGAAGTAAAGAAAAATATTGACAATATGTTCAATTTAGGAAGTGACGGACATGAACACTAGAGATGAGTACTGGCAAAACAAACGTGTAGTAGCTGGAATGGAGCGTAACAAAGAAGAAACGTTGAAGGTTATTAAAGATGTTAACGTTGAGTACAAGAAAAAATTAAAAGATATTAAACATGAAATAGCTGACTTTTACGCTAGATTTGGTAAAGGTGATGTGTTGGATTACAGCAAAATAACTAGCAAACTTGATGATAAAGACTTTAATACGATGATTAGAGATTGGGATAAGTTCATTAAGAAATATCCTGATATGGAACGTTTCAGAGATATTAGAATGAACTACTACAAATTGGATAGGTTGCAGGGATTAAGTAATCGAATAGCATTACACGTTGCTGAATTAGGTAAGACTGAAGAAGAAATGCTAAAAGGTACTTTGAAAGGTACGTTTAAAAAAGCATTTAATAACATTACTAACTTATTTAAGAAGCAAAGTAAGATTAACAGAGATGTTGAACCTTTGAAAGACAAAAGGATTGACGGGTTAATCAAACAGAAATGGTTAGATGGCAATAATTTTAGTGATAGAACTTGGAAAGATAAGGCTAGATTACAAAATTATCTGGATAAACAACTAATCACCGATATGGCAACTGGAAAAAGCTATGATGAAATTTACAAAAATCTAGCAAGAGAAATGGACACTACTTTTAGCAATGCCAAAAGGTTAATTCATACTGAAATGGCAAACGTTCAAAATATGGCGCATTTAGAGGGAATAAAGAAAGCTGGATTTAATGGATTTAAAATTTCCGCTACTATTGATAGTCGAACCTCTAGTATATGTAGAAATAAAAACGGGAAAACAGAGTTTATCGAAGACTATCAAGTGGGAGTTACAGCCCCGCCTTTTCACCCTTATTGTAGGAGTACTATTTTTGGAGTTGACAAAGAAGTTGACAAACTAACGAAAAAGGTTGATAAAGAACCTATAGAGTTAGCTGGAGTGAAGCGAGGAAAACCTATGACTTTTGAAGAGGCTAACGGTAAAAAAGTTAATCCTAAAAACGGTACTAATGTTGGATATAGCAATAATTGTCAAAGTTGTGTAGTGACTTTTGAAGCTAGATTAAGGGGGTATGATGTGGAAACACTGCCACACACAGAGGGTTCTACATTATCTAAATTAGCTAAAAGTCCACGATTGGCATGGTTTAAAAAGGATACTCAAGAAGAAATTGATTATATCATTAACAATAGAGAAGAAGCCTATACAGCTAAACTTTATAAAGAATATTTGAAAGAAACAATAAAAGATGACGGTAGATATACAATGCAATTCGCTTGGAAAGGTAAAGGGAGAAATGGGCATATTGTTACTGTGTACAAAAAGAATGGAGAGTTAAGATTTTATGACCCTCAAGATGGACAAAAATATAAAGGTAAAGAAGTAGATTCGCTTTTAAAATTAATTAAATATGAATTTACTATAGGAGGAGTTAAAGTGCCGTTTCACCCTAACTTATTAAGAATTGATGATTTAGATTTTAATACAGAGATAGTAAACAAAATAATGAAAGCGAGCGATAAATAATGGATAGTGTAGAGAAATTAATACAAAATTCAATATATGATAGTTATTCGCGGTTGAATATTGACTATAAAGGATATTTTGTATATCAACCCATTTTTGATGAAATTCATTATGTGGGTTATCCTATTTTTATTTTGAAAAACAATTCAGAGGTAAGGTGGTCAACAAGAGAAGAAAGCGAAGAAATTTATAAAATTGTAATAAAATTTGACTTAGACTAACCACTATGTTAAGATGTTTCTGAAATTAAATACAAAGGAGATCTATTATGAAATGTCAAAAATGTGGTTCAGAGAATGTTAACGTACAGTTAGTTAACAAACAAGAGTTTAAGATTGAAAAGCATAGTAAAATATGGTGGTTAATCGTTGGTTGGTGGTGGATACCAATTAAATGGGTTGTTCTATATTTCATATTGAGTTGGGTGGTAATACCGTTTAAGATGTTATTACCGAAAAAGAAAAAATTAATAAATACAGTTGAGGGTTACAAAGTTTGCAATAATTGTGGTCATCACTGGAATTAAAGTCAACGAAAGTTGGCTTTTTATTTTGTAAAAAATTAAGTCAGTCAGAAATGATTGGCTTTTTAATTTGACCTTGGTAAGTCGTTAAACTACCAACTCATACGGAGTATAACTGACTAAAAAAACTCATACGGAGTATAAATGGAGGTACAAAAAATGGCAGAAGAAGTAACAAACACACAAGAACAAGTTCAAGAAGAGTCAACAGAGGCGGTAAATGAACCTAAGAAAGCTAGCAAGGTTGAATTTACTAGCGAACAGCAAGCGCACATCGACAAGTTAATTTCTCAACAACGTTCTAAGGCGGTTGAAGAGTTCAAAAAAGTAGAAGAAGAGAAGAAGAGTGAAGCCAAAAAACTAGGCAAGATGAACGAAAATGAGAAATTACAGTACGAAAACGAGAAGCTGAAACAAGAACTTGAACAAGCTAAAACGGTAAAAGCACGTTATGAAATGGAAAGAGTAGCTACAGAAATTTTGAGCGAGAATAATTTACCAAGCAATAAACAAGTGTTGGATTTTGTGGTTCGTGCTGATGCTGAAGAGACACAAGAAGCGATTAAAGTCTTATCGAAATTAGTTAATGATACGGCTGAACAGCTTCTTAAAGAAAGAAATAAAGGTGAAATACCTACAAGAAGCAACTCAACAGCAAAAGCTAGTTGGGAAAAATGGTTATAAAAGAAAGGATTAGAATATGCCAGTAGAAATTAAAAAAACATATGTAGCGGATAAACATTTAGGAATAGTTAATAAAGTCGTTCAATACAACTCATACACAGCACCGATTGTTGTTAAAGATGAGGATATTGCATTAAACGGTAGAACTTTTAAAGTATTAGAAACAAACGAAGCGGAGTTAGTGGATTACAAACGTAATGAGGCTAATACGGTAACAACATTAAAAGCAGATGAAGTTGAGTACGTTTTAGACATCGAGAAGTTCTGGGCAATGCAGTTAGATGATTTAGATGTAAAAGATTTAAATACGGAAGTAGAACAATATCAGGTGGCGAAACAAACAAATAAAGTAGTAGCGCCTTACATTGACCAATTAAGATTTGCAACTTTAATCGGGAATACAAATAAAAATATCATTCCAGTTGCTGACAAGGAGTATGACGCAGTACTAGACGCTAGTGTTGAGTTAGATGAGTTAGCGATTAATGGTACTCGTTACTTATTTGTTACGCCAGCGTTTTACAAAGCGATTAAAAAACGTATTGTTGAATTACCGCAAGGAGACCGTGATAATAACGTACGTTTCAAAGGCATAGTTGGTGAGTTAGATGGTGCTATTGTTGTTAAAGTCCCTAACAAGATTTTAAATAACGGAGCAACAGCGGAAAATGGAGTAAGTGCCGTATTAACTGTTGACAGCGTGCTTGCTTCACCTATTCAAGTTGAGAAATTTGAAACTGGTCGTCTAGGTGCTGGTCGTTTTGGTTCATACATTCAACAATTACTGTACACTGGTGCGTTTGTGTTACAAACTAACCAACCGAAGATTGTCACGATTGCTAAAAAGGCACCAACAGCTAAGAAAAGCGGTAAAGCAGTAACACCTAAAGCATAGGAGGACGTATGATAGATGATGTTAAAGTTTTGCTTGGGCTCAAAGACGATAGTCAAGATAGTTTGTTGTCTATCTACGAAAAACAAGCAAAACAAAAAATTATGAACCGATTAGGACAATATCCTAGTCGGTTTGATTATATAGTCGCGGATTACATGGTTTACAAATTTAGAAAACGTGGGATGGAAGATAGTTCAAATGTTAAGGAAGACGTGTTAAGCAAGACGGTATTAACCGATGAGAAGTTTTTCGGGCAATACGAAAAAGAGTTCGAGGTATATCTAAAAGAACAAAACAAACGTAAGACTACGTTGAGGTTTTTAAAATGTTAGCGAAAAGACATGATTACATAATTTACCGCAAAAGTAATGAGACTAGTAATGAATGGGGCGAAGTAGTAAGTCAAAAAGAAATAATTAAACAAGTGACGGGTGGCGTACCTCAACTAACTGTTGTTGATGTAAAAGAAGACAAGTTTATTTCAAAAAAATATGGAATGCGTATTGTGGTTGATGATTTAATAGATCCTACTCTAAACGATATTTATATATCAGAAAACGATGTTGAATATCGCGTTACTAATATTATCCCTTATGAAACATTTTTTAGAAAGACGATGTTATACGTTGATAGAAGTTAACACTTATGATAAGCAAGTGTTTAGTGAGATAAGTGATGAGTTAGAAACGCGTTTGAGTAGGGCTGGAGAGTTAGGACGCCAGACAGCGTATGAAAAATCAAGGGTGGATTCATCAGATATGAGAAACTCTACAGAGTATGAGGTTGAGCGTACGGATACTACAATGCAAATGACATTGGGACAAGGGAATAGGCAAGTTGATTATGCGAAATTCCAAGAGTTAGGAACTAAGTTTATTGAGGGCACACACCACGTCAAAGCTGGATTACAAAGAGCGGTAGAGGAGTTTAACGAATGATAAAAGACATATTAGCATTTTTAAAAATCAAATTACCTTATTTATACATCGAACAACCGAAAGAGGTTAATGTTGAGCAGTTCGGAGTAATGGAACTTGACTTATTTAACGTTGATGAAAATTGTAAAAAATGGATTGCGACTATATTTTTATTTACAAAAAAAGGCATGGTAAAAAAACACCATGAGAAGATAACAGAAATAATCGATTATTGCAGGTTTAAAGGCACTATAAGGAGCGACAAAGGGGTAATGCATATTTACCCCCCACAAGTTAATATAGCGGGCAAAACGGACGGATATTACGTTCATACGATAGCAATACCGATTAATCAATATGAAAGAGAGGATAATTAATGGCTGGAACTAAATTAGAAGCAACAGTTGGGGCTAAGATTAATGATGTAGCAAACATACTAAAAGGAACAACAGCACAAGTGTTCGTTAAAGCAAGAGGTGGAGAAGCGAACCCACGTTACTTAGGTTGGACAAAGGGCGTATCGTTTGAAGAGGTAGTAGAAAAGGCTGCCGCAGTTGGTGATGGTGCGCTCGGGGTTATTGCAGGAACTGAATATTACACTAAATTGAACGCTAAAGTTAAAGGTTCGTTATTAGAGGTTGATGAGAAAAACTACAAAGACTTCTTCGGGCTTAAAGAAGTATCACCATCAACTACACACGGGTTTGAAACTACTGAATTAACAATCAAAGAGTTTAGACGCGAACCTATCATCACAAAAGATGATACGTTAGAGTACCTAGAATTACGTTTCTTGGATTTAAACAGAAACGGAATGGTCTTACGATTAATGAACGTGTCTAAGTCTAACGCGTTTAAGACTACGTTTGGAGATAAGAGTGAACTTATGGTTGAGTTTGAAGTTGAAGGGTTATACGACCCAGCAAAACCAACAGAGGTACCATGGCGTTTGTACACAGTTAAGAAAAATGGATAAGAGGGGGTAAAACCCCTCTTTTTTGGAGGAAAAATAGATGACAGAAGAAAAAATACCTACGACGATTAAAATCAACGATAAAACGTACGAAAAGATAACATTAAAAGGTCGTGCGTTGTTTGATTTCATGAAATTGGCTAGAGGGAAGAATATTGATAGAAGTATGAATTTTAGAAATATCGAGGTTCAAAAATTTAAAAATCCTATTGTAAAACTTTCCGAAAAAGCTAAAAAAGATAATAGATGTAAAGGGAAAAAATTTGAGTGGATAGTTGACCATATCCCGTATTATCGTGATGAGTTCATCAAAATAATGCTGGAGTACATGGAGTTACTGTCTGCCGAGTTAAACAAGATACTTATTGAATGTGATTACAACGATTTAGTCGAAGTAATTTCAATCGGCTTTGAAATGGAAAAGGAAGTAGTAGAGGAGTTCACGGAAGACAACTTTTTAACAGCGTTAGCAATTATAAACGACGCGTTACCCAAGTCGTAACCACGTTTCGCTGTCGTATTCCACATTCTTAAGTATTGACGATGTTGAGGGGCGTTTCTTTAATGAGGTTGACATATATTGGTTATTAGTCCGTGAATACGGTTATTTGCTGGTTAATACGGCAGAGATAAGGGATTTAATAGAAATGTATGCAATGTTGGTTAAAGAACGTAGTAGCGTGATATATCGTGAAATGTATCTAGCAAACAAACCTCAAGAAAGTTACGTTGAATATCTCAACAAGATATTAAGAGTTAATAATGTAGTGATCTCTGACTTTGAAAAATCAGAGATTGAAGAAGCGTTTAGAGAGGTGGAGTAATGAAGTTATTTGATATATACGGTACTTTGAAAATCAAAGGACTTAAAGAAGCGAAAAGTGGTTTGAGTGATGTAGCAAGAGAGGCGGAACAGTCCGCTTCTTTATTTAACCGTGTTTGGAAAAGAGCATCAACAACGGCTAGTGGTGTTTGGTCTAAAATCAGAAGCAGTGCTAAAAATTCTTTTAGTGGGATTAGTTCTGATGCTAGTAGCTTAAGTAGTAGGATAAGCAGTGCGTTTAGGAGAATTAAGTTACCCAAAGTCTCTCTTAGCACATTTAAGAGCAGTTTAAAAACTGCTGAAAGTGTTGCTAGAAGCACATCTAACCATATTAAAAATGTGTTGGGAAGTGTTAGAAATGCTTTTAGTAGTTTAAAAGGTGCGTTAAGTGGTATTCCCGCAATGTTAGCGAGTGTTGGTTTAGCACTTGGGACTAAGTCGGTATTAGATTATTCTAAAAGTTTAGACCAAGCTAGGATAAACTGGAAGGTGCTAATGGGAAGTGCTGAAGAAGGACAAAAGATGTTGGAGCGTATTCAAAAGTTCGCTAAAGATACACCGTTTGACTTCGACAGTACTCAAAAATTTGCACAACAATTAAAAATAGCTGGTTTAAACGGAGACCAATTATTCAAAACTATGCAGGTAATAGGTGACGCCGCTCAGGGTAACGTTGAGAAGGCTGAAGGGATTGCAACGGCATATCAACAAATGAGCGCTAAAGGTCGAATACAGACCGAGGAAATGAACCAATTACTTGAGCGTGGGATTCCCGCTTGGGATATGTTAGCAAAAGCGACTGGTAAGACCAAAGCTGAATTAATGGATATGGCGTCTAAAGGTAAGTTGATGGCAGATGAGTATTTGCCGAAACTTGTCGAACAAATGGACAAGGCGTTTGGTGGAGGGATGCAAGACCAAGCCAAGACGTTTAGTGGTCAGATTGACCAGTTAGAAGATAATCTACTTATGTTAGGTAGTCGTGGAATTGAACCGTTAAGAGAGGGTATTAAGAATTTAGTTAGCGATATTAACGACGTATTCGATGGGAATATGACGTTCTTTGAATTAGTTGAGAATTGGGGTTCTTATATCAGAAGCGGTTTAATGAATTTAGGAGAAATGATTGCCAACTTTGATTTAAAATCATTCTTAAGTAAAATGTTTGAGAATATTGCAGACTACACAGTCGGGTTTACGTATGATGTAATTGATGGATTTAAAAGTTTAGTTGAGGGTATTGTTAAATTCTTTGAAAACACAGATTGGAACGGTATCGTTAGTACGTTTCAAGATGGTTTAGTTAGTGCGTTTAAGTCTATTGATATTGGCGGGATATTAGCTTGGGTAGTTAATATGGCTACAAGACTAGCTAAGGCGCTAATTAAAGCGTTTAGAGGATTCGATTATGGAAAAGCAGCCTCAACTATCGGTAAGCTAATACGCGAAGCAATATCAAAAGTTGGAGATTTCCTAAGCAATGTTAATTGGGGCGATGTTATTTCAACGTTATGGAGTGGATTTAAAACAGCGCTTAAATTATTATTTATTGATTTACCAACTTTTTTAGCTAATTTAATTGTCACTTTGCTAACTGGAATGAGCATAAGCGAGATAGGAACCGCGATAAGCGACTTATTTGACAAAATGGGTAATTGGATAAGTGAGAAGTGGGACGCACTTTTAACGTGGTTCAGCGAGCAAGGAAACAGCATAGGTGAGACTATTTCTGGCTGGTGGGACAGCATGAGTGAAACACTTAGCGGTTGGTGGCAGAATATCTCTGAATGGTTTAGCGAAAAATGGGACGATTTAGTTCAATTCTTCACTGAATTTCCTGAGAAGGCTGGAGAAACAATCTCTGGTTGGTGGGACAGTTTAGTAGGTTTCTTCGATGATGATTTTGGTTACAAAATTGGTGAATGGTTCGGAGAGAAAATCGGTGAGTTGATTAAGATCTTTGTCGAATTTCCATCTAAGGTTGGAGAAACAGTGTCAACGTGGTGGGACGCTATGACAGAGGCGTTTTCTACATGGTGGAAAAACGTTGCGACGTGGATAAGTGAAAAATGGCAAGAACTTATTCAATGGTTTAAAGATTTACCGGGCAAAATTGCCGAATGGGGTATTTGGATTTGGAATGGCGTTACTGGAAGTTTGGCGACGTTTTGGCAGAACACGACAACGTGGGTTAGTGAGAAGTTTGCTGAATTGGTTGGTTGGTTCAGAGATTTGCCTAACAAAATATCTCAATGGGGTATTTGGATTTGGAACGGTATTGTAGGTTCGCTTACGTCGTTATGGGGTACCGTTACAAGATGGTTTACAGAAAAATTCAATCAACTTGTAGGTTGGTTCAAAGAAGCGCCGACGAAAGTATCTCAATTCGGTAGTTGGATTTGGAGTAATATTACAAGTGGATTAAATTCACTCTGGGAGAATGTCAAAGGCATAGGTGAGAGTATCGTTCGAGGTGTTTGGAATGGGATTACAAGCGCTGCGGATTGGTTCTTCGGGCAAGTTAAGGGGTTCTTTAGAGGGCTTATTGATGGTGCAAAAAGTGCGTTAGGGATTAATTCGCCATCTAAAGAATTTGCTAAAATAGGACATTGGATCCCACCCGGCATTGCTGTTGGGGTTGATGAAAATTCAGATGTAGCAGTAGACAGTATTACGTCACTTGCCGAAGACATGCAAGATGCTTGGAATGGTGATTTTGAAACTAATCTTAGCGGATATGGTCAAATGAGTTTTGATGCTGAAACCAGCGCGCCGTTTAAGGCATTAAGCGACAAGTTTAATGAACTTATCACAGCGTTTAATGATATAGAATTTAAAGGTGCAATGGTCGTCGACGGAGAAAAAATGGGCGAAGCGGTATTCAAGCCTTTAAACAATTTAATTGAGGAAGGAGGGTTAATTTAATGAATTATTTCATTTTGGATGGTTGGAACATCACAGCAGAGGAGGGAATATATCTGATTGATAGCGGTCAAGAACGGTCAAACAAACCAAGGTTTGAGAGTGAACAGTCCTACGGTGCTAATGGTAATGTCAATATATTTGAAGAAGCGTTTGACACTTATTCTAGGACATTCACTTTCCAATGTAATAGCAGAGAGAAAATGGATTTGTTGATTAGCCGTTTCTACGGTACGGATATGAAGTTGGAATTGTGGACACGTCCAGACCACTTTATTTATATTGACTTCAAAAACACAGTACCAGTCAAAAGGTTAGCTGATAATCAATGGCAGTGTAAATTTCAATGCGATGTTCAACCTTTTAAATATTTAAAAAACTCTCCTAACAAGATATTAACTTCTAATGGATCCATTGAAAATATCGGAAACTGGAGGAGTGAACCGCGTATTATTGTTGAAGGTAATGGGAACACTACACTTACTATCGGTAAGCAAGTGATGACGCTTAACATTGATACAATACTTATGATTGAGTGTAAACACCGTCATCAACAAGTATTAGACAAAAATAATCAATTAGCAATTTCTAGGACTAGAGGTGGCTTTTTCGAGATTGAACCAGGTATTAACGGCGTTGTGCTAGGTGCTGGGATTACAAAAGTAACTATTGAACCGAGGTGGCGAATTAGATGATATACATTGCAACAAACAACTTAAATGATGGATTTCCTTTATCAAATGCTTATGATGACGTTATTTATCAAAAAGCTAATAGTGAGTATTATTTAAAATTTAGGTATCCGATTGACCGCTTCGGCGTATGGAAAAATCTTACTTGTGAAACGGTGTTAAAAGCTGATGATACTAGAGGATTTCAATTATTTAGGATTAAAAAAATTAACGAAATAAACGGGTATATCCGAGTGTACGCCAAGCACATCACAGATGACATTAATTTCATTGAGGTTAATCAGTTAAACGTTACAAATGCTACTGGTAAGCGTGTAATGACGGCGTTAGCTGGTAGTATCGTTGGAGAAAGTCGGTTTGTGTTTGATAGCGATATAGCAACGATGCACACGTTGAATTTAAGTGATACAACAGTGGGAGATATATTAAGCAAGGATAAACGTAGTATCATCGGTCAGTGGGGTGGCGAGTTGGTAAGAAATAATTTTCTTATCAACTTAAAAGCCCGAGGCGGAGTTGATACTGAAATTTTGTTCATGAACAAGAAAAACGTTAAAAACCAAGATAATTTGATAAGCACAGAGAACTTAATTACCCGATTAAAATTAAGTGTTGAAGTTGAAAAAGAAAACAATGAAAAAGAAGTAATTAAAGCAACTGTTGAAAGTCCGTACATCAACACTTATCCGCGAGTTTATACGGGATATTTAAAGGTGACAGATAAGAATGTCACTGATAGAGAGAAGTTAATTGAATACGGGAATAGATATTTTAGAAATACTTTAGTTGATTTTCCGAAAGATAATTTAACGGTTAACGTTATCGATAAGAACCAAGAACGTATTAATTTGTTTGATACGGTTTGGTTTAGAAATGTTGAGTACGGCATTGATAAGCGTTTGAAAGTAGTCGCTTACGAATATAGTCCGATGTCAAAACGTTATATTAAAATCAGTTTCGGAGCATTGAAAATAAATAGTTTAAGTCAAGTCAAAAACTTAAACCAACTTAAAGAACGTATTGACGAAAAAATCGAAGAAAGCAGAGTTGATGCTTTTAAAATTCAGAAAAACTTAGCTGATTTACTTAAAAAAGACAGAACAGCTATCGAAGAAAAGATGAAAAACCTCGAAGAACAGTCAAAAGCTGGGGTTGAAGTTAAAAAAGCGTTGTTTGAAAAAGACGGTACTGTTCCACCAGTAACTAGAACAAAAATATTAGATGCAGTTGAGGCTGATATTGCGCGTTTAAAAACGATAATAACCGAGGCTGAAATGGTTAAGGCAATTCAGGCGCACCTAAATTATGCGGAAATTAAGACGGCGCTTATTGACAAAGCGTTTATTACACAGATATTGTCAGATGAAACCTTCAGACAACAATTTGAAGCTGGAGAGGTAACAACTCAAAATATCTTCACTAAAATGCGTGACAGTATTCAAAGTAGCATTAAGAAAGAATTCATCACGAAAGAGGAAACTAAACAATTAGTTAATGATCTAACTATTGGGGCTGATGGAATACGTCAGATAACTCAAGAAGAAACTAATAAAATCATAGATAATCGCAAAGACGAACTCAAAGGTAAAGACGGAAAAGTGCCAGCGTTTAACCAGTTGATTGGGTCGCATTTCCCGTCATTAAATTCAGTCTTATCTATTAATAATACACCTCTTAAACTCAATTTAAACGATTACAATGGTCACAACTCTATTGAAGTTGATGATAAAAGTACGGAAGGTGAATTAAAAGGATTTGCTGTTCCAACTAGTATTCGAGAAATGGTTGCTGGTAAACGTATATTAATGAGAATACCGGTATATATATTCCCCGATTCTGCACACACAAGTATTAGACTAGCATTATTTCCCTTAGTATATGATTTAGGATTTGATTTGGCTGATGTTGAAAAAGGAAAGTGGGTTATTAAAGAAATCGAATATCCATTTACAAAAAGTGGGGCTTGGCCGTTTAAAACATTTATTTTTGGTACATTCCGAGGACATTTTAAAATCGCGGAACCCTATATCGCTATTGATGATACATTGACGGATAAGTGGCTTCCAGCTATCGAGGATATGAAGGCAAATAATCTTACCGCTTCGGCTCGAATAGAAGGAAGTTATTTAAACGAAAATCTAATGAATTGTAAGGTCTATTTAGATGTTTACAGCAACGGGGAGATAGTTCGTGCTTCGACTACCGAAATACCTTTAAAAATCGAAATTAAAAAGCTAGTTGCTAGTGGATATATCGCTTCTGGAGAAGTAACGCTTGATAGCAACGGGTTAGTACAAAATATCAACATTCCCAACGGAGTTAAAGACGGCAAACCAATAGAGGTCGTTTTTGAAGTAACTTGTGGAGAGAATAAGACGGTAGCAAGTGCAAGGTTGAATAATACTATTGACAAGCAGTTATTAACCGAAACAATTAGTAAGGTTAAAACTTTTGAAAGTACATTAGATAAATTTGAAAGTAAGATAAGCGAAGTGGATTCTAAAAGATTTAAACTTGCTTATACAAGGGAAAATCTTTGTTCGGAAACAGCAGCAGAAAAGAAAGGTAGCGACCTTTATTTCAATGCAAAAAGACCGTTAGAAGCCAACAAAGAATATTACGTTTTAGCTGACGTAGATAACGTCCCAGAAAATCAAAATACACGAATTTACGGCGCTAAAAATAACGGAGATGGCAAGCTGTTGGTAGGCGGGTTAAATATTTGGAAAATTTCTTTTGAAAAGGCACAAACTAACGTTAACATCTTCCCATTAGGGGGAGAAACTAAAGTTAAAAACGTTCAAATATACGAAGTGCCAGAAACGGAAGAACCAAAAGAAGATATTATTTTACCGTGGCAAAATTCAGGTGGCTACATTACTTTAAAATTCAAAAGAAAATTAAAATCTGGTGAGGTACTCACTTTAACCTTTGACGTTGAGGGAACACCGACAAAGAGATATGGTTATTATTATGGAACTAACGGAAAATACACAAGTAAACCGATTCTTTCAGGTAAAAACTCATGGACTTTTAGACTTCATGAAGATAAGGAATCTGTTCAATTTACAACGCAAGGCAGTGGAGTTGAAGGGAAATTGAGTAATGTTAAATGCGTTTTGGAAAGTTTCGCGTTCGGTTATAAAACCGAATACAACATTTCTGAAATGGAAAGCACAGTTAGACAAACTAAAAGTGAAATAGAACACGCCGTAAGAAAAGACAATTTTGGAACAGTTCTAACTCAAAACGCCGAATATTTAAGGCTTGCTTGGAACAATATTTCTAAATTTATTCAGTTTGAAAACGGAGGAATGTCATTCTATGAGGGCGGTAATATTTCCCAAAATAAGTTAACAGCGAGGGTTACTGACCAGGGGTATCAGTTCTGGCGTGATGGCTATGAATTAGGCTCAATGGGGACTAATAAATACAAATATGACGACGCCAAAAAAGGTATTCAGTTTGATTTAGAGTATGATGGATGGTTTATGGGATGGGCTTATCGAGTAGGCAAAAATGATAGTTACTATACGTGGAAATGGATATACACATCAGGTTCATTTGCTGATTACGAGTCGGATAGCTTGAATGCTGGATGTAACGTTAATTTGCGTTGGCACTATTTGAAAAAAGCAAGAATTAACCCTAATGAGGTTAGTGTAGATGGTGCTGTTACGGATACTATTCAAGTAGCGTTAGCTGATGGGGGTAGTGTGACGTTAAGAATAAAAAATGGATTTATTCTAGCTTAAAATAGGAGGATTAAAAAATGATGCCAATAGAAGCAAAAATAGCAAATGTAAAAAGTGATTTAATTAAATATGTTGAAATATCAGCAAGAGAATACAGCTTACCGCCGTTCGTTATGGTTGGCATAATCGCTGATATATTGAGTGATTGGAAAAGCAAAGAGTTAGTTCAAGTGAACGACGGATTTAATGAAATTATTAAGACGTTTAACGAACAAATCTCGAAAGGAGAAAAAGAAGATGTACAAAATTAATTATAAGGATAGAATTTTCAACGATAGTGCGTCAGTAACTGGGTTAAGGGTGCAAATTCAAGACGGTCAAACTATCATCACTAGAATTTTAAGTGGCAACCACGACCACAAGACAGATGAGGATTTGATTGAGTTAGTTCTTGAACAATTCTATCAAGAGACTTACCCAAACCGTGCAGAGAATGAACGATTTACCAAATTTGATGAGAAATTGCAATTAATTGATAAAAAACTGGCGGAAATGGACAAGGTGAAGAAGGAGCTTGATGTAACTCAAGGCTCGGTAATGGAACTTATCACCCAACTGGGCGATAAATTAGCTAAAGGAGATGGACAGCATGAACAAGCTGAGAAAACTCAAGAAAACGGCAAAGGAGGTGAAAATAATGATGGCAATGTTATTCGCAATTAACATCGCTAAAGGCAAACGTACATTCGCAAGCGTTCCAGCGTTCTTAAAAGAACAAGTTAAGGAATGCTTAATCGATATGGACTTAGAGCATTTAGCACACGAATAGTATCAAGGGAGCGTAATTGCTCCCTTTTAAAATTTAAAGGAAGCGAGGTCATTTAATGCTTGATTAGTGAAGGGGTTATAGTTGCAGTTGTTACTACTATCATTGCTCCCACGATAGCGTGGTTGTTGAAACGTAGTAACAAGAATTTAGAAAAGATATACGAAAGTTTAAACGAAATAAAAGAACAAGTAGAAATAACAAAAGACGGAACTTTGGCAATAACTAAATTTAGATTGTTGATAGAGTTGACAGAGGCTTTAAATCAAGGTTTCATAGGTATTAACAAATTAAGAGAATTATCAGATTTACATAATTCTTACGAAAAATTAGGCGGCAATTCTACAATTAGTGAATTGTTTGAAAAGTGCCAAAAGTTGCCGTTGAAAAAGGAGGATAAATAATGATTAACTGGAATGTAAGATTAAGAAATAAAGGCTTTGTATTAGCGCTTGTGAGTGCGTTAATCGTAGCCGTTCAGATGGTATTTAAAATGTTAGGATTGCACTTAAATTTAAACGGATTTTCGGCAAATGTAGTAGATGTAATTAACTCTATTTTCGTTGTACTAACAATTTTAGGAGTAGTCACAGACCCTACTACACGAGGTATTTCTGACAGCGAACAAGCGTTAACTTATGGCAAACCTAAGGAGGACAAATAACATGGTAATAAACACAGAACAAGCGATTAAATGGATGAACGACAGAAGAGGTGTAGTAACCTACTCAATGGCAAGCAGACTAGGTCCGAACTCGTACGACTGTTCAAGTGCGGTATATTTCGCATTAAGAAGTGCAGGAGCAAGCGACCATGGTTGGGCGGTTAACACAGAGTATATGCACGACTGGTTAATTAAAAATGGATATAGTTTAATCGCTGAAAACCAAGGTTGGGATGCTAAGCGTGATGATATATTTATTTGGGGTGCTAGAGGTCGTTCAAGTGGAGTAATTTGCTCTGCTTATATGTAATGTATAAGTACTGGGGGTTAAACGGTTGAAAGCCAAACGTAAAGTCGTGGCTGTTTCCGTACCAAAGCCGATTTTTTCGGAGAGGTCTAACGACTAGAGGATTGCGTCCTCGTAGGGTTCAAGCGAACTCGAAAAATCCCCCTCCTCACTGTCTATAATTGCTTTTATTACACATTTAGGGTACAATATGTATTAGAGAGGTGCGTAGAAAAAGTATGAAAAAATGTTTAAATTGTGAAAAAGAGTTTGAGGGATATTTTAATCAAAAGCATTGTTCTGATAAATGTAGAGATGAATGGCGTGAGAGACCTAGAAATTTAATTTGTCAAAGCTGCAATAAAGAATATATAGGCCATAGAAAATCAAAGAAATGTAATGAATGTCTACATCCTAAAATTTATAAAATATGCAAACAATGTGGAAAAGAATATCTTCAAACAAAAGTTAATAAGAATAGTTTATATTGTTCAACTCATTGTGCTACTAATTCTAGAGTTACATCGGAGATTGTGTTTTGCAAACAATGCGGTAAGGAAATACTTCGCAAACAATCTCAAATCAATCGCAACAATTATAATTTTTGTTCCAAGGAGTGTGTAGGAGATTTTAAAAGACATTCTGGAAGTTCAAATTATTATGTTAAAAGAAATTCTAGACGTGAACACAGAGTTGTTATGGAAAATTATCTAGGTAGAAAATTAGAGAAAAACGAGATAGTTCACCATATCAACGGAGATAAACAAGACAATAGAATAGAAAATCTTCAACTTATGTCACAATCTGAACATGCTAAACTACATGATAAAAAACGAAAAAGAAATTCGTTAGGTAGATTAATATAGACATGGAGAACAAATAGTCTAAACTAACAGGAAGACTGTTAGAAGTTCATAAGAGAACTGGTTAGGTTTAGCAAACCTAATTGAATATAATGCTTTTGGTCATACTGGAATATTCGTTGACGCCGACAATATTATTCATTGTAACTACGGTTATAACGGTATTACAATCAACAACCACGACGTTATTTGGGAAGCTAACGGTTGCCCTTACGTGTACGCATATCGTTACACAGGAGCAACTCCACAAGATGACGTTTCAGACGAGTTTGCACGTGAATTAGACGTTAATACAGAATTACAAGCTTCTGATATGCCGTACTATGAAGCTGAACTTTCAGAAGACTATTTTGTTGAAACTTCGCCTGATGTAAATTCAGAGGATAAGGAATTGTTAAAAGCTGGAACAAGAGTTCGAGTTTACGAAAAACGCAACGGTTGGGCAAGAATTAACTATCCAGAGTCTAATCAATGGGTAGAGGATGCTTACCTAATCAACGCTGTTGATATGTAGATTTAATAATAAAGACGCTATTACACCCCCTTTAATTAGGGGGTTATTTTTATTGACAAATACAGAGAATAATTGTAAAATAAATAGTACCTAAATACCATTCCCCCTTAACTTTGGTTAGGGGGATTTTTTATTGACAAAACTTAAAAATAATAGTATTATTTAATCATAGATAAATACGGTATTTTATTATTTGAGAGAATGTATTTTTTGAATCTAACTCATTCGAGTTCAAATAAAGATTTATCTAAATTGCCATTAGGCTGAGCTGGTGTCAGCTCATTTCCCCTTGACGAAAGTTGAGGGGTATTTTTTTTACTCTTTTTAAAACTTTTTCAAAAAAACTATTGACACGTTATAACGTGTATGTTATACTTGAAGTACGAAGTAAGAAACGAGGTAAAAGGCAATGACAAAATTCATAGAAAAAAACGGTAGATCTCTAATGAAAGAAGTAACAAAAGAGCGCTTGCTTAGAGCACAATCAATTTTTAAATTTGTAAAAACATCAAAATATTACACTTATACATTTGATATCATAAGAAAAAATGACCATACAGTTCTTGAAATAGTAAGTATTTCTCATTGCAGCAGATATACAAGCAAGCCAGAAGTTAAAATGGTAACAGTAATTGTGAGAGGAAATGACGAAGAATATATTAATTCTGAAAATGAGTGGAGTGATAGAATCGACGTATTCGAATTTTTACACGAATTAAAACTTGATTATTATGGAGTAGCTAAAATTTTCAACGAAGGAGTAAAAATCGGAGATAAAGATTACTCATCTACAATAGTTCCTTTTGAGTTTAGAGAAGCTAAAAAAATGAAATTATACAAAAATGTTAGTTCTGAAGATTTAGAAAAAATCTTAAAAGAAGGTATTCTTCCGATTTCAAAAACTGGTAATGATAACTGGGAAGGTAATAGAAGAGCAAATAATTCAACAGAAGTAGTTTACTTGTTCAATCCAACATCAGAAGTTAAAAGCTTCACTCAGTACGGAGACGTGGTGCTTGAGGTTGAAGTAGAAGCATACAGAAATGAAATTGCACCTAACGATTCTAACCGAGGGCAATATGAGGAGTACATCGTAGCGGAAGTTAAACCAGAAGAAATAGTAGGTGTTACGCATGAATAAATTATCAGAAGCAAAAAGAAAAGCTAATAAAAAATGGGATGATAAGAATAAGGAGCGCAAGGCTTACATAGTCAAGCGCTCTACAGCTAGAAATTTTATAAAGAATATGGATCGCGAAGATATTGAGGAATTTGAGCAGCTAATCCAGGAACGCAAGGGAAGAAAAGAGTAGTTGTTATTGACATCTACTCTTTTTTTATTGACAAATTTTTTTAAAAATTTTCCAAACAGATTATAGAATAGCAAAAGACAGTGGTGTAGCTTTAAGTATGATTCAAAATTACAGAAATGGCAGTAGGAGTATAGAAAATATGACTTTAAAAACAGCTGGGAAATTATGTAAGTATATAGAAAGTAAAAAAGAAGATAATAATAAAATTACCCCTTTTTAAATTTATAAAACTGTGTTAAAATATTTCTAGGGAAATTTCATTTTTAGATTTTTTTACAAGAGATATTAAGGGCAAAAAAAGGACAAAACTTTTCAAAATACCGCGTTTATATAATTGTT